CTTTGCCTGCTGCATTATGTTGCTATCTGCATTCATTTTCATTTAAACAAGTTTTAAAAAAAGGGGGCGATTTGCACTCGCCCCCCCATGTTATCCCTATTCGGGTTCCGTTGATTTCGCCGGGAGTTTGCCGCCGATTTCTTTATAGTATAACTCCCATTTTTCCGGTGGTTCCGGGACGCTGTCCGCAAACCATTTTTTGAATTCCTTCGGCGATAGTTTGCGGAGCGCCGGGTTTATACTTACTTTTCCCATTTTATGCCTGGATTGTTAACCTGTTCGAAAGGTGAGTAACAACGAGGGCGGCCACCTTTTTAATGCGGATAGTCATCCAGTCGCCTGCTGCAATTGCAGCCGGGACGACCCCCTTTTGCAAGGTGATTGTATAACTGCCAAGGCCATTATCAACCAGCACCCCTACAATCGGAGAAATAAGTCCGTTGGATGCAACAACCTCAAAATCTGCAACCAATAATCCGGCATATCCGTCGCCACAACGCTCGTTGACCTGGATGCTCACAACTCCGGCGGCCACCGTGCTGGTGGTCATTGCAGTAAGGCCAACAGGCATGTAGGTAATAAATTCGGTGGCTGCATTCCATTCGGGTGAAATCAATACGGCCTCTTCGAATTCTTTGTAGCTCTTATGGTTAATCCAAACCGGGTAATTGTTTTGGATATCGCCCTTGAGCGGAACGCCCTTTGTGATAGCTGTCAGCGTTGCGGTCAGCGGGAGGATTTTCCCGACAGAGTTTTTCCGCATCAGCAAACTCCCGTCACGGAGCAGATAGATAACACCATAATTGGCCTGTTTCAGCGAGCGCAATACTTCCTGGTAATCACAGAAGTTTGCTTCCAGATAAACCTTTGCGGACGGAACCGGGCTGTTGGTGATGATTTTTTTAGTCGAAGGGAGCTCGAGTACATTGGGGTCGGCTGTTGTTACTTCATAGTCGTACATTCCGCCCATGACGTAAATAGTCAAATCCTTTTGTATTTTATCTTTCCATTTTGCAAGTGAAAAAGCCTCGGTGAGCGAAGCGAATTCCATTGTTGCACTGGCAAAGATAACAGCTTCAACCTCTGACAATGGGACGGCGCAATTTGCGTTAATCCCGTTCGGTAAAAATGCAGAGCATGAATTTGGCATGATGAAATTGGTGTTTTAACATTGTGAATTAATAGTTACTTCAAAATCACTTAATTCAATGGCGTCAATATGGTCGTTCAATATGTTTGCCCCGTTTGATTGTGCCATTTGTGTCCCCCAAAAGAGGCGGTCTGTTTTGGTGTGCTGCATGTTGCCGCCGAACACCTTTGAGGCTTTTAAGGCCCTCAACAAATCGCCATATAAAGGGTAAAGAACAGGAATAAAACTGGCGGCATACCTTTGCTCGCTCAGTAATTCCCTCTCGGTTTTGGTTACCAATAGAATCCGGAGCGTTGCTGTTACAGGCTTAACCCTATCACGGCGCTCCGGGAAATCTTGAACCAAAATTATCAGCGGATATTTCTGAAAGTTATATAATTGTGTCGAATCGTCTAACTTTGTCAAACGGTTTGCAACCTCCAGCATGTGGCCGTGGATATAATATGGGGCCTTTGCCGCCCATGTTGTAAAGGGGAAATCAATACCAGAATAAACAATCGAAAACTCGGTTGGTGTTACCTTTTCAACAACATAATCAACGCCTCCAATTTTGACGACGTCGTTGTTTGATAGGGTGTTTTGTGTTATTAATTTTATCCCTTTAACATACGGCCCTAAAATCGGGGATTTTGCTGTTATGACGCCATGTTTGCGGATGCTGTTAACAACATCGCCAAACAGCGTTACGATTGAGATGTTAGAATCCGAAACTATTGACATATCCTTCAGATTTAAATTCCCATTCCGGGAACGTTGCTTTATTTGTTAACAGGTAATTAAACAAAGACGGTTCGGCGTTTTCGTATTCGTATGTATCAGGATAAAGAGGCTGCAACGGCTTTGCATCGCCGATAAGGTCGATATGTTTATTAAATGCAGCAACCAATTTATCAATAACAACGGTCGAAGATGCGTTTTCCGCCGTATTTAATACCTCGCCAATCCCAGTTGAAGATGATGCTCGTTCCCTTACAAAATTATAATAGGATAAATAAGCCAAAGGCGAAATTAAGTCCCTATTAATAAGCCCCTCCCATTTGCGGGTAATGGTTTTCCCGTCAAACGAAAAAGTAAATTCGGCCCCTTCTGTTATATCATTAAATCGCCCGGCTGTTGGGGCTGCAATAAACAAAGTATAAAGATTATATCCGAGCGCTCGCATTAATAGTTCACGTTCAGTTCTTTCGATAACCTCTGTTAATGCAGCAATTTCAGCCGGGGAGTTAAGGTTTGGCAGTTTGATATCCCCTTTGAAATATGTAAGGTCGATGAGCATTTTACTTCTTTTTTAAATTGTCGGCTTCCTTGTCCTGTTTTGTAGTGCGGGCTGGCTTCCCTGTTACGTTTACAGATGATTTTTCGTTGTCCTTAACAGTTTCCTGTTCGCTGTCTTTAATTACATCTGTTTTCACGGCTTCATCGCTTGTTTGGCTGCCTGAGTCGTTGTTTTCCGTTGCGCCCGGTGCAATACCCGTCTCGGGTGTTGCGGCCTGCTCAGGGTTTTGGATTGCGTCAGTGGGGGCGAGCGATTTCCATTCTACCTCTATCCCCCAGCGACGCAATTTAAGGTCGAGCTCCTTATAAAGAAGCTCGATTTTTTTATCCGGGCCAGTTAATATTAACTGCTGCATTACGGTTTCTCTATTGCAGTAATGGCATCAGCGAATTTCCCGTAAACAAACCAATATGGGTTATACAGGGGGAAAATAACTTCTTCCTCTGCAATAACTGTGATTTGGTTTTTCTTTTTGTCCGTTGTGTCTTCCGACAATTGCACGGTGAGCGGAGTGTATTCAGCTAATTCACAGGCCCGCTGGAAATCCCCTACAATAAAATGTCCCGCCGGGATTGCATTTGTTACGGCGATAGGCATTGCGGAAATATTCATACGGCCAGCGGCATCTCGTGATACTCCAATATATGCAGCATCGAGGTCTTTCAACAGCCCGATTTTCTCTGCTGTATTACTATGTAAAACACATCCGGTGGCCTCATATTCGCCAGCTGCCAGGTAAGCCTTTGCAACGCTAATCACGTCAAATTCCTGGGCGTTGTCGATGCTGTTATACCAGTACGATGTCCATGAACCTGTCCAGTTTGCTGCAACGGTGGCGTCGGCTGAAAATGCTTTGTTAATCAAAACAGTTTTCGTGTCAACCACGGCCACATTTGTATATGTTCCATTGTAAGTTCCCCCGGCTGTATTGGCCAAAGTAAGGTTATCCCCGTTCCTTAATCCGTGGGCTGCTGCAAATGATACCAGCGTTTGTGTTCCGCCGTTATACGTTGCGTGGGATGCAAAGTTTGTGGCAATATAGGAGCCGGATAAAGTTAAGGATTGAGCATTTTTAGCAAGTCCAGAAATATTATTCCCAGCACCGTCGCCAAAAATCAACTGAAAATCCTCAACAAACTGCAATTGGTCGGGCAAACGGGATAAAATCCAGTTAATAACCCAGCCGAGGCCGTTTGTTTTGAAATACCTTTTTGAAATCTCGATTGCCCGTGCAATACGTTTGACCGTCCAGGTGTTTTCCTTTGTTTTGAAAACGCTGGTTTGTGCCTCTGTGTTTTCAGCCAGCATCGTTGCGCCCATTGTAAATGCATCAGTATAATCAGTCACCTCCGGAGCAACAATAGAGGCCCCGCTTGTTGGGCGAACCGTCATGAGGTTTCGAACGTGAGTTTTACGCAAAGGGATATCACGAACATTTGCCGAAATTTCCGCTGGTAAAACAGACCCGGTGTGGTCTGCTGTAACGCCAACAGCCTTTTCACGGATTTCATCATACTTTGATTTTTCTACAATATCGCCTTTTTCGCCGATTGTATATTGCTGGGTTCCGCCAACAAAGTTTGTTTTCTCAAAGTTTTTATAATCCTCGGTCTTGAAAATACCTGTTAACAATGCAGCCATTTTCTCCCTCATTGTTACCGGGTTATTTTTTGCGGCCAATTGCACGATAATTCCCTTTTCTTTAAGGCTTTCAATCTCCGTTCCCTGGGTTTTAACAATGTCTTTCAATTCGGCATTTTTAAGCCCCATGTCGGTCATTGTTTGCTTAATTGCAGTTAACTCCTCGTCGGTGAAATCCTTGAGCTTTGCACTCAGCTCGGCCTCCTTGACCATGCCTTTAATGGTGTCGTTGAACTCGGTTCGGGCCTTTGTAATTTCTTCGGCCTGGGTTGATTTTACCTTATCGAGCAAGGCTGTCATCTGGTCTTCAGTCAGCCCGGCGGCTCCAGCTGTTGCCAGTGCAATTGCACCCCCGACCGTCCCGGTGAGAAACGGCATACAGATAATGGCAATCAGCGCAAACAGAGCCCCCAGAATAAAGGTGCTTCTTCGTCCGGTTCCAAAGAGTCCGAACCCTCTTTTTTCTTTTTTCATTTTTTTAAATGTTTGGTTAATTAATACTTAAATTTTGGCAATCACTTCGTCGATTGAGTATATTTTCGCCCCGCTATCATTTCCGCCCGGCTGCTCTGCATTTGCAGTGGGCTTCACGAATGGCGCTGCTTCAAACAACTCGCTCATCATTTGTTTAATCTGTAATATTTGCAATTCAAAGGTCTTCATGGCGTTATCAGAAACGGTTCCTGATGTTAACTGTTTATTAAGCCTGTCCATTCGCTCAAATAACTTCATTTGGACAAGGGCTTTATCTGCTGTTTTAACGCCCAAATAAGGTGTCAGGCTGTTGGCCCCGAAGGCAACCGTGGAGCCTTCAAAAAGGTTTATTTCCTTAACCAAATACATATATCCATACTTTGTTGCCTCCTCCGGGTTAATCAACATATCGACCATCATGTTCCAGCTTTCGCTTTCAACGTCGATATAATCCAATTGCAGGTAACGGAACCCGATTGAGTGATTGTCATAAATGCCTTCCTGGTATTTTATGAGCGTATCAGTCCCGTCCTCGGTTTCAGACATTTTTGTTTCGAAATAAATGCCTTTTACTTTGCGCCCGTTAAACTCAACCTCGGCCTCCTTTAATACGATAATTTTGCCGGGTAATTTTGTCAGGTCATGAAATAAAGCATGTTTAATTTTGGCTGCTGCCTGAGAATCCGGCCCCCGGTCATTTATGCTCTTTGCCGCCGTCCCTGTTATTAAAACATCCCGGTCGCTGTCGAGGAAATAATAGGCATTGAACAAACCCGAAACCGTCCGGCTCTGCATGTCAACGTCTTTAATCATCAGGTCATTATTTTCGCCCTTTACTTTGTAAAAGGTGTCCATTTTCTTTTGCTTTTCAGCTATGACGGCGGACGGTTGAAGAAGTTCCATTTTATTGTGGTGTTTGCGTTGTTTGTACTGCTGTTTTTTTAATTACTGCCAGGCGCTCCGGCGTTAAATCCCAAATCCTGATATTATCTTCGGGCAATGCCGGGATATCAATTGCGTTGAGCCATTGTGAATAAGTTATGGCCCCTTGCATAAAAAGCCGCTCGTGGTATTCGCTGATGATTTTATAGCTTTCGGCCTTTTGCTTTTCGTTTGTTTGTAAAACAGGTATATGGTCGAAACAGCCTTCAATAATAAGCCCGTCCTCCGCTGTTTTGAGCCAGTTATTAATAGAGATTAAATCATCCCCGGCCTCCGGTATAACAGTCCCCTGATAAAGCCTGCGCTCCGATGCCTCTTGGTTCTCAAATGTTGCTCCGGACAGGTAAAGTTTCAAAAGTATTTCCGGGACGCCAAAAGCA